CTGAAGTATTCGATGCGGCGATTGCAATTGTTTCTTACTTTGGCAAGATGTTTGTAAACCAACCGCAAGTTTACGGTTCAACTTTCAGCAATGGTTCAACTGAAGATATTGTTTCAGTTCTTGAAAGCTTGAACGTTGAAGCCAAATTGACTGACGGTCACCCTGTCGCAAGCTTAAGTCCGATCCTAGTTTCTATGATTATTCAATATGCTATCAAAGTTATTTTGCGGAATCTTTCAAGCGGAAGCGTATAAACGGTAGGGGGGTTGAAATAGTTTGCTTTTTTTTGCTGTAGACCGTCCTCTGGCCCAGAACGCAAATTCGTAAGTTCTTTTGATCGACTGGTTTTGAAAAGAGTGATATCTTATGAAACGTGGCGGAAAGAAGGTCAGTCGCTCAACATGGTTGAAAGCCGGCGGGCCATTGCCAACCGGCAAAGATGTTGTACCGGTTAACGGGCCAAAGCTTACGGAAGCGGAACAAAAGTATTATGATTGGATCGTTCAGGCGATGGAATGGGTCGGGTTTGGCGGCAAGGCCGATTACCTTTTGGTGTTGTTAACATGTTCATTGGCGGCGCGCATAGACGATTTGAGGCGGGTTTTGCTCGAACTGGATTCACCGCTGATTCCTGGTTCCAAAGGAGTGGCGATGAATCCGGTCTACGGGGAACTTATGCGGCTGGAAATGCGTTATCGGGATTGCCTGACGGGTCTTTACTTGTCTCCACGAACTCGGGGGGCAACCAAGCTGCCGGTGAACATGCAAGCGGAAGTCTCAAGCCAAGACGGCGGCGAACAAAATCCGATTCTCCGTCTGCTGGCGAACTGAAGGCGCTTCAGGTCAAGCGGTTCTTTGAACGGTGCCTTGTCCACACCCAAGGTCCATTGGCCGGCAAGAGTTTCGGCCTTTCAGATTGGCAGTATCGTGACATTATCCAACCGCTATTTGGAACCTTGCGGCCGGACGGGTTGCGACAATACCGCACAAGTTATATTGAGATTCCCCGCAAGAACGGCAAGTCAAGCTTGTGCGCTGGCATTGCCTTATATCTGCTCTTGGCCGATTCCGAACAAGGGGCGGAAATAGTTTCAGCGGCGGCCGATCGGGAACAAGCAAGCATTGTGTTTGATCTTGCGGCGCGCATGGTCCAAAGCTCCAAGCTATTGTCTGAACAATGTACTGTGTTGCGAAAAGAGATTGTGACCAAGACGGGCAACCGTTACCGGGCCTTGTCTGCTGAAAGCTATACCAAGCATGGTATGAACTGCTCTTCAATTATATTTGATGAACTTCATGCGCAACCGAACCGGGAATTGTGGTCAGTCTTGACAACTTCGGTTGCGGCAAGGCTTGAACCGCTTACTCTTGCGATAACAACCGCTGGCCATGATAGGGCAAGCCTTTGCTATGAAATGAACGGCTATGCTCGCGGGGTTCTGAACGGGTCAATCAAAGATTCCAGCTTCCTTCCGGTCTTGTATGCGGCCGACGAAAAAGACGATTGGAAGCTGGAAACAACTTGGCGCAAGGCTAATCCGGGGTACGGTGTTTCAGTCCGGCCGGAATATCTGGCCCAAGCGGCGGCTGAAGCGGCCATGAGTCCGGCCAAGGAATTGGCTTTCCGGCGGCTTCACCTTTGCCAATGGACCGATACCGTAACAAGATGGTTATCGTTCGATGATTGGGACCGTTGCCAGCAACCCAAACCGGAACTTGCCGGCCGGCCTTGTTACGGGGCTTTGGATCTTTCAAGCACGCAAGACTTGTCTGCTTTTGTCTTGGCTTTTCCTCTTGATGACGGGTCAATCTGGATTGAACCGTATTGTTGGGCACCTCGCGGGGTGTTGAAACAACGCGAACGTTCCAACCGTATGCGGTACGATCAATGGGTTGCCAGCGGTCATCTTCAACTAACCGATGGCGATGTTATTGAATATGATGAAGTGTATGGTCAAATCAAGCGGCTGGCCCAAACCTATCAAATCAATGACATTGCAATCGATCGTTGGAACTGCGCACAACTGGCGCAACAAATGCAATCGGACGGTTTGCAAGTCGTGGCGTTTGGCCAAGGCTATGCGTCCATGAGTCCGGCGGCAAAAGACTTTGAGACGTTGTTGGCTTCACGCAAGCTACGGCATGGGGGCAACCCTGTCTTGCGTTGGTGCTTGGGGAACTGTTCAATTGAAAGCGATGCTGCCGGAAACATTAAACCAAGCAAGAGCAAAAGTTCAGAAAAGATCGATGGATTGGTTGCCAGTATTATGGCAGTGGCTCGGGCAAGAGTCGGGGAAGCTGGCGGTCGCGTGGGGCATATGGCACCAAGCGTTTATGAATCAAGGGGCATGATGACATTATGAACCTAGTTGATCTTGCCAAGAGTTGGGGCTCTTTTTTCACTCGGGCCAGTTATATACCCAAGAACCGCATGCCCAACTTGCGTGATCCGGCCTTGAACGTTTATTTCGGCGTGCCAACGTCAACGGCTGGAATTGCCGTCACGGAAGATACTGCGCTTACTTATTCTCCAGTTTTCCAAGCAATCAGAATCATAAGTGAAACGGTTGCCAGTTTACCTTTGCATGTTTACCGTCGAACGCCAACTGGCCGGTTGCGTGTTGATGATATGGGCGTTTCTGATTTGCTACGGTTTCAGCCGAACGATGAATGTACGGCGATGCAATTCAGGGAATCGATTGTTGCGCATGCTTTGAGTTGGGGGAATGGTTACGCTGAAATTGAACGGGATAGTTTTGGCCGGCCTTTGAGGCTTTGGTTGCTTCAGCCAAATACCGTGGTTGTTGAACGCGATGAGTTTGGCCAACTCCAATACTCTTACCGCCTACCGGGCCAACGGGCCGTTAACCTGCATTCCATGGATGTTTTGCACATTGCCGGGCCGGGCTTTGACGGCGTTACCGGCTATTCTGTGGTGAAGATGGCAAGGGAATCTATCGGGCTTGGAATGGCTTGCGAACAATTTGGCGCTGGATTGTTTGGAAGCGGCGCAAGGCCGTCTGGAATGTTGGAACATCCGGGGCGCTTGTCCGATGATGCAAGGGGCCGGTTGCGTGGTGATTGGGAACGGCTTCATGCTGGAATTGACAACGCTCACCGGGTTGCGATTCTTGAAGAGGGGATGAAGTGGACGGCAACAAGCATTCCCCCCGATGATGCGCAATTCTTGCAAACAAGGAAGTTTCAAATTGAAGAAGTGGCGCGATGGTTCAACATTCCCCCTTCCAAGTTGCGTGATACTGGCGGTGTTTCGTATTCAAGTTTGGAGCAAGAGAACATTGCCTTCTTGTCTGAAACATTGCGTCCGTGGCTGATCAGGTTGGAACAAGAGTTCCGGCGCAAGTTGCTTTTGCCTGAATCTTCCGAACTGTATTGTGAACATAGTGTTGAAGGCTTGTTGCGAACTGATCTCAGCGCAAGATATGCGGCTTATGCGGTTGGCCGGAACTGGGGTTGGCTGTCGGTGAATGAAATACGGGCCTTGGAGAATCTTGAACCGGTTGCTGGCGGTGATGTTTACTTGCAACCTTTGAACATGCAACCGCTGGATTCCGCTGGAGGGGCACAAGCCCCAGCGGCGGCACCAACGGTTGGTGCAACTCCTGGTACTGTTGTTGAAGAACCTGTTGAAGAACCGGTTGTTGAACCAAGCCAAGAACCTGAAACCAACAAGAGCAACTTTGCCAGTGCGGCAACTGTCAAGTTGGCTGAAGATATGACGCTTCACCAAGTTTCGCATTGCGAACATGGCTATACCAACCGTTGCCGTATTTGCGGCATTGAACGCGAACGCGAACTTATACCGCCAACGGAACCGGGCGGCCAGCATGGTTGGCGCTTGAAGTGGAAGCCAATCTTGGCAATCGATTCCGGAAGCGAAGGTTCCGAACGGTCAATGCTTCAACAACGTGGTAAGTACGATGAAATAGACTTTTCTCCTCCTGCCGGCGTTCGGGAAGAAGCGGCCAAGGGTTTAGAATGGCGGGCTGAATATGGTAGGGGCGGAACTGCGGTTGGCGTTGCTCGGGCAAGAGATTTGAGCAATGGTGCCAACATTGGTGCGGAAACTATCGGGCGGATGGTAAGTTATTTCGCAAGGCATGCGGTTGACTCTGAAGGTGAAGGTTGGTCACCGGGCCAAGACGGCTTCCCAAGTGCTGGCCGGATTGCTTGGGCCTTGTGGGGCGGCGATCCGGGCCGAACGTGGTGTAATAAGGTTGCCGGTCAGATGGATCGGATTGATGAAAAGCTATAGCGTTGTCAATCCTAGTTCGGTAGGGTTTACAAGATGAACATTGAACGGCGTAGTTTGGGAACCTTGGCGGCGGAAGCTGGAAGCCTTGTCGGCTATGCTTCCGTGTTCAATTCTTTATCTGAAGACTTGGGCGGATTCAAGGAACGGATTCATCCGCAAGCCTTTAACCGATCTTTAAGTACGGGCTTTGATGTTCGGGCGCTGGTCAATCACGATACAACTTTGGTCCTTGGGCGGCGGTCGAACAATACTCTACAACTTACTGTTGATACCAAAGGGTTGAAGGTTTCGATCGCTCCGCCCAAGACTTCCTATGCGAACGATTTGCTTGAACTGGTTTCTCGTGGCGATGTCTCGCAAATGTCTTTTGGTTTTATCATTGCTCCAGGCGGTGAAGCTTGGAGTTCTGAAGACGGGCTGAAGGTTCGGACGGTTACCGATTTGGATTTGCTGGAAGTCTCGGTTGTCTCGATTCCAGCTTATTCCGATACAACCGTTGCTTTGCGCAATCTTCAGGATTGGAACCGGCAACTCGATTCTCGGTTGAAGGCGCGTGGTTCTCTGATCAGGCGGTTGGAACTTTCTCTTGTAATTGGGGGTGTTTGATATGTCCGAACGTTCAAGGCTGATTGCCAAAAAGTCCGTATTGGTTTCGCAAGCTAAGGGGCTCCATGAGTTGGCAAGCCAACGTGAATGGACTCCGGAAGAATCGGCCAAGGTCGATGCTTTGGTTGCTCAAATTACTGAACTTGACGCAAGACTTCAGGCGGCTGAAGAAGCTTTGGCTGGCGATGTTGAAGAAGACATGGCGGAAGCGGAAGCGGAACCAGCGGCTGAAGCTCCAGTCGATACGGTTCAGCAAAACAATCTTGCCAACCGTATCAACCGCTTGGAATCGTTGCTTGTAAGCAACCGGCGAACGGCACCGGCTCCAATTGGCGCTCCAATGTTCGTTCGTGATGTTAACGATCGGCAAGCGACGATTGACCGGCGGCATGCTTTACATGGTTGGTGCCTTGGTTCTGAAGCTGATTCCAGCCACAAGGCGGCGGCGGCTCGAACTGGTTTGGATCTTCGATCCGATCGGATCATGATTAAGCGTGCGGCTCAAAGCACCTCGACAACTGCCGGCGGCTATACCATTCCCCAAGGTTTCTTGGCGGAACTGGAAAAGAAGCTGGTTTACTTCAACAATTTGCGAACGGTTGCGCGTGTCATTCGGACGGATACGGGCAACCCGTTACCGTTCCCAACTACCGACGATACTGGCAACCCTGCAACGATTGGCGCTGAGAATACGGCACCAAGCGAAACTGCCATAACGTTTGGTCAGATTGTTCTTGGCAATTACCGCTATGAATCGTTGGTTTTGACAAGCAACGAACTGTTGAAGGACTCGGGCCTTGACTTGGCCAGCGAGATTGGCGGCATGTTGGGCGAACGTATTGGTCGCAAGGAAGCAACCGATTTTACAACTGGCAACGGTTCTTCCGCTCCTGAAGGTGTTGTTACTGGTTCATCGGCCGGTGTTACCGGTGCAACTACAACAACGATTACCTTGGCAAACATCATGGGCTTGATTGGAAGCCTTGACTATGCTTACCAACAAGGCGCGTCTTTCATGATGCATCAAGCGGTTTGGAATACCTTGCTTCAGCTTGCCGATAGTCAAGCAAGGCCGTTGTTTCTGGATCTCCTGAACGGCAACGCTCCAAGGTTGCTTGGGTATCCTGTGACTATCAACAACGCGATGGCTTCAAGCATTGCGGCGTCTGCCAAAACGATTTTGTTTGGTGATTTCTCCAAGTTTATGATTCGTGAAATTGGCGATATCGAACTTCTTCGTTTGACCGAACGCTATGCTGACAAGTACCAAACCGGGTTCATGGCGGTTGTTCGTCGCGATGCCAAGGTTATGCAATCGGCGGCGATCAAGCGCATCACTCAACCCGCAACCTAGTTTGTAATCTGGCCAAGAGTTGGGGGCATGGAATGAAGGTTCGCATTCTTGTAAACATGGTTGGAACCTCGGTTTCCTATGCTTTTGGCCAAGTCGTTGAAGTGTCTGATTCTGAAGGGCGGCATATGCTGGCCAATGGATTGGCGGAATCTGTTGTTGTTGAAGTTCCGGCCGTTGTCGCGGCCGGAACTTCGGCGGAAGCGCGAAGGTTTCAGCGCAAGGAAAGCCGATGAACCTGAAGGTTTTGATTCAACCGGCGGCTGAACCGGTCACATTATCGGAAGTGAAAACCTATCTTCGTGTCGATGGAACCGATGAAGATTCTACTATTGCCGGCTTGATCAGTGCGGCCCGTGAGTTTATCGAACGTTCAACCCGTCGAACTATGATCTACACTGTTTACCGTCTCACCTTGGATCAGTTCCCCGGTTGGGAAGATTTGGAACTGCCAAGGTCTCCCGCCCAAGAGTTGGCGGCTAGTGTTGTTCCTGGTTGTGCTTATGCAACCCCAAGAATCAGATACTGGGACATGGACGGCGTGCAAATCACAATGGTCAAAGACGATACTTATGAACTTCTGCTTGATGACAACCCACCAAGAATTGTTCTTCCGCCAACTGAACTTTGGCCAATTACCATGGCATACCAACGGGGTGCGGTTGAAGTAGATTTTGTTGCCGGTTACGGTGAAGCGGCCGGAAGTGTTCCACCAATGCTACGTCAAGCGGTCAAGATTTTGGCAGCGCATTGGTACGAACATCGGGAAGCCGTGGGGAACTTTGGCGGCGAAGTCCCTTTGAGCATTGAGAACATAATCCGCTTGTACTCTGACGGCGGTTACAACTAATGGCGAACCTTAGCATTGGCGATATGCGTTACCGGGTTGAACTGCAATCAGCAGTTGATTCAGTGGATTCCTTTGGACAAGCAATCCGAACTTGGGCAACCTACTTTACTGCGTGGGCTCAAGTGCTGGCCAACTCGGGCGTTGAAGTTCAGCAAGGCGGGCAATTGAACGGAATGCTGTCATATTCTGTTACCTTGCGAACTGGCGGTTATTCTGTTTCGGTTGCTGATCGGATTGTGTGGAATTCCAAGGTTCTGAACGTGCAAACTGTTGTGCCATTGGACGGCATGAAGAAGTTTGTCCGCGTGTCTGCAACTGAGGTGTTGCCAAATGGGTAGGGGCGGATTTGGTGTTGATCTTCGCATTACCGGCTTTGCCGTGCTTCAAGCGGCATTGGCTGAATTCCCCAAGAGTTTGAACGCTGCTTTCAAGAGGGCTGCAACCAAGACGGGCCGTGCGGTTGCTAAGATTGCAAAGTCTAAAGCGCCGTCAAGGAAGAAAAGTATTCGCATTGGCAACAAGTCGGTTGAAATGTACGGGGCCAGCGGAAGCTTGAAGAAGTCGATTGGCTTTATTGTGGTGAAGCCAAAGCGGTTTGTTGGGGAACCGGTTTGGAACGCGATCATTGGCGCAAGACGTGGGTTTGATATTGCCGGTTGGATTGCCTATTGGAAGCCTACAAAACAACATAAGGCCGAACGGAACTTGAACGTCAAGATCAGCCCAAGCCGATATTCTCACCTTGTTGAAAAAGGTTTTGTTGCCAAGCTTTGGGCCAGCGGCAAGAGCCGTCCGGTTGCGGCAAGGCCTTTTCTGCGGCCGGCGTTGGATGGTTCCAAACAATATGCGGAAGCCAATACCAAGGAATCATTGGATTTGGAACTGGCCAAACTGGCTCGAACTGGCAAAGCAACTCCAATTGGGGCGGTATAGTTGCCATGAGTTTACTTGCCAAGATTGTTCGCGCCTATCTGGTTGCTCGCCCTGGTTATGCGGCGGCTATACCGGGGGGAATCAGTCCGGAAGTTGTGGCGATTGGCAACCCAATGCCGTATGTTTACTACTCTGGCGTGTCCAAGAGTCGGACCAATACTTGTGGCAATGTTCCGGTTCTGATCAGTGAAAGAATCAGCTTTGCTTGTGTTGCCGCAACTCGGGCGGAAGCACAAACTTTGGCCGATTGGGTGGCAACCCAAATCTTGGCCAGTCCGTCAAGAACAACGTTGTCCGGGGTTTTGGTTCATCAGTTGCGCATTGAAGAAGAAGGCGATCAAGCGGAATTTACGGGCGACGGGTCCGATGAACCAATCAGGACAACAAGCTTGGATGTTGTTGGAGTTTATGAACCGGTTTAATAAGGGGGTTTGCGATGGCGCTAGTTGTTCCAGCGGGTTCTACGGCAACCATTAAAGTTTTGACGGCTGGAAGCGCGGGTGTTGCTTCCGATCTTACCAATTTGAAAAGCGTTGGCGGGTCAACGGTTACTCGGTCAATGGCTGATGTTACGGCGCTGGCCGATACAACTCTTCAGCGCATTCCTTCAAGGAATGATCGGGGAACTCTTCAGCTTACTTTTTTTTTGACGGATACCGCAACTGCTACGAATCAAATCACTGATTTGAAAACCAAGATGACAAGCGGCACACATTGTCGAATTAATGTGAATTTGCCGGGCTCAACGATTGACGATATGTTTCAATACGATGGATATATTACCGAAGTCGGGGAACCTGAGATTGGCGCTTCTGATGATGCGCTAACCTATACGGTCACTTGGCAGCGTTCCGATAAGTATTGATAGGGGTTTGCCATGAGTTTGAACCGGGAACAACTGATTGCTCAAGCCAAGCCAAAGGTAATAAACGTTGCCGTTCCAGAGTGGGGCGGTGATGTTTTTCTACGCGATATTACCGCTGGCCAGCGTGATCAATACGATGGATTCCAGATTGATCAACAAGGTTCTGCCAAGTACGCGAACTTCCGGGCAAGGCTTTTGGTTTTGAGCTTGTGCGATTCTGAAGGTGTGCGGTTGTTCGGCGATGGTGATGTTGGCGTAGTGTCGGCATTGCCGGCCCAAACAATTGACCGGCTTTGGGAACAAGCGGCGGTTCTGTGTGGATTGAAGGCGGAAGAAGTCGAAAAAAAGTAAGGGCTCGGCCAATCAGACGATTGATGTTCAGATTGGCCGGTCATCTTGGAATGACGGTTGCGGAACTGGAACAACGTTGTTCCAGTTCCGAACTTTCGGAATGGGCTTGTCTGGCAAGCCTCGATCCGTGGGGTGAATACCGGTCAGATACTCGGGGCGCTTTGCAAGCGTGGGCGGCGCTGGCGGCTTGGAATTCCAAAGTACAAGTTACAGACTTTTTACCGGTCGATCATTTTGTTGACCGGGTGCCCAAGGGTTTGGTTGACTCCAAACCAGTGGCAACCGATGATGAACTTGTTAGCGCCAAAGCTTTTCTGTTGAGTCTTGGAATGCAACCAATCAAGGGGGAATAATGGCTAGCATTGCCAAGATGTCTGTTCAGCTTGGTTGGAACGGTGAAGAAGCTCAAAAGGGCGCGGCTTCACTTGAAAAGAATCTTGCCAAGGTCGGTCAAGTTGCCAACGCAACCAACAAGGCCATGAGTCCGGCGGCTTCCGCTGCTGATCAAGCCAAAGAAGAGGCCATTTTCCAAAAGAAACTGGCCAATATGAACGAACTTCAAAAGCAACAAGCTATTGCCTATCGGGAAGCCCAAAAGCGGCGGATGGGAATGTCGGCGGAAGAAGTAAAGGCCGATCTTGCCAAGGAAAAGAAGACCAAGGAAGCGGAAGCGTTCAAAGAATCGTTGAAGAACATGAACGCTTTGGATCGGGAAAAGGCGCTCAAAGATGAAGCGGCCAAAAAGCGTCGCGCCAACATGACGGCCGATCAAATCCGGGCCGATATTGAAGCCGAAAAGAAAAAGGAAGCGGCGCAAGCCAAGTCTGTTGGTGGCGGCGGCGGCGGAATGTTCACCGAACTGCTATCGGGTTTGACGTTGGCCAAGGCGGCTTTCAATACTTTTGTTCTTGGGCCGATTCAAGCAACCATGGAATTGCTGAAGCTTGGCGGCCAAGCACAAGCAACTCGGGCCAAGTTTGGCTATCTTGCCGGCGATGTTGCCAAGGGAACTGCGGCTTTTGCTTTGCTTCGCAAGCAAGCTTCCGATACCGGCGTTCCGTTGGAGAACCTTACCAAAGCTGCAACCAATCTCATGGGGCTTGGCTTGTCCGCACAAGCGGCCGGGAACATATTGGCGCGAACAAGCAACGCTGTTGAGATTCTTGGCGGCGGGGCCGTGGGCGCTGAAGCGGTTGCCGGGGCAATTGGGCAAATCCGTTCGTCGGCCGTTTTGACGGAAGGTCCATTGCAAGCCTTGCAAAGTCAAGGTTTGAAGGTGTTTGAAGCGTTGGCCCAAGAGTTGGAAGCCGTTACCGGCAACGCTTATACCGTTGAAGAAGCAATGCAAAAAGTGCGGGACGGTTCAGTTTTGGCGGCAACTGGAATGGCGGCGGTGTTCCGGGCCAGCAACTCAAAAGAGGCACAAGTCGCGGCTGAAGCTATGGGCGCAACCTTTGGAAGCCAAATAGCAAAGCTTAAGAACGGTTTGACTGATCTTCTTACAAGCGTTGGTGAAACGTTAATCAAGGCCGTCAATCCGGAAGTTGTCTTGGCAAGTTTGCGTGGGGCTTTTGAGGCAATCAAGATCATTGTTGAAACGATTGCCGACAACTTGGGCTTGGCGCTTGATCCAAAGAAAGGGCAAAACCTCGAAAAGGTTTTCAAGACTGCAAGAGATGCAACTTTTGATATTGCGGAAGTTGTTGTCCGTATGGGAATTGATTTG